ATACTACGAGTGTCTAATTGACTGTGAAGACGACCAACATGTTTGTAAACGTATATGTAAGGAGGTTTTAATTTAAATCAAGTACACGTTTAAACTAAAGCAACATGAACAAATATCAACATCCACCTTAAGTAAATTCAATTAATAATCACACCCTCTTGACATTTTGTTAAGGGGGTTTTATAATGTTTAAAATTATAGGTGTAACAATGATTGAGAATGAATTAGATCTTATAGAGCAATTAGAATCTATTACTGGAGATTTAGGTGGTAAAATACAAAGACTTACAACTTACAATAGTTCAGGTGCTACAAGTAAGAAGATTGTAATAGAATATGACATTCAAGATAAACCAGAATAAATACCTATTCATAATATTGTAGTAATCTATGAATGATAAGAAAGCAGCAAAATTAATTATTAAAAGAGCAAAGAAACATCCCGAATTATATACTGAAGATGAAGTAAGGTATGCTAAAAGGGTAAGGAAAAGAATCAAACAAGAAAAAAAAGATGCAGAACGAAAGTTTAAAGGTGAATCAAAATAGCGATGGTTCTTTCACATTAGAATGGGATAAGAAAGATCCTAATTGGAAATTCTTAAACAACTTGACATCTAAAGAGATACAAGTTATTATGGAACAAGCAATCCAATACGACAAGCATGACCGAAAAATCTGATTATAGTTATTCTATACAGAATCTTCAGGATTCACTAAGAGAAGTTATGGTTGGTGAATATACACCAAAGGAAATACATGAGGTCATACTTGATACTGTTAAAGATAACATGAGATATTATAGAGCATGTTATAATGATAGTGTACGACTATTAGCTTTATTAAAAGGTAATACTAATCCAGATATTAAAGTTTATGATAGTAATGATTTTGAATTTGAAAAAGAGTTGAGTGAGGTAATTAAAAATTTTAATACTTATGAAGTAGATACAAGTCAATTCAAACTAGATTCACCTGAACTACATAATGAGGATGAAGATTAATCATGGCATTATCACAAAAAACATTAGATTATTTACTTGAAGCAGAAGGTAGTATTAGATTAGCAATGAAATATGCTGCTACTAATGAGAAACCTTTAGTTATAACTCAAATATCTAAATTATTATATGATATTGAGAGTATGAAAGAATTTGAGAAACTTATGGACATTGTTGAGGAACATAATTCAACAGATTAAGATATGTGATGAAAGTATGAAGACAGTATAAAGTTTATAGATAAAATATATAACCAATGTTATAATACCAACACATACTTCTTAAAACCCAATGATTAACTTAGACGAGACATATCATTCTTACCTAGATGGTAGTAAGAAAATGAGAATAGATGGTGCAGAAGAAAAAGTTATCAATTATGGATGGCATTGTGAGGATGGGGACATAAAAGGACACTATGTTACTACACAAAATCATAAATTGTATTATAATATGAATCGAGAGTTTGTTAGGAAGGAATCACTTAGAGAACTTCAAGCAATCTCTTAAAATAAATAGTCGTGAGATTATTGAACTCAAAAGTAGGATGGTTACGAACTATGACGCAGCACATTAAGCACGATTTAGAGCATGAAGTTTATCTTGATCCAAAAGATAACAAAGAGCATATAAATCATGGAATGTTAGAGTATAGTAAGGAAGATTTGGAGAATGTTCATGCAGAGTATGATGAGTATCATAAAGGAGATGTAGTGGATAACAATGAAGGGAAGATCAATGATTGGCACACTAGGCATGAGGATAAGCACCTAGAAGTCTATTGTGATAATCATCCTGACTCATTAGAGTGTAGAGTGTATGATGATTAAAGCACGTTAAGTTAAGAAATGATAACAAAAGGGGGTTTATCCCCCTTTTCTATCCCCTTTTCTTGTTGACAAGAGTTGGCAAGCACTATATAATGATAACAAATGAACAGATCAAATGACAATTGATGTTTTAATAGAGAATCAGGAAAAGCAGATTCATAATGATAGGTATCATGGACAGAAATTAGTTACTACCTACCATAGAGTTAAGGTTCATACCAATGAAGCACCACCTATTCAAGAGGTAACTAAAAATCTTGTAAGACAAGAAATATCTAATCTTTCATATAAAGGTGAGATTCTAAGATTGAATCTTGATGAGATTAACTTGATGCAATGTAGAGTTGTTGATAAAGATCCATCAAATGTAGCAGAAATTCTTAACTTTCTTCAAGAAGAGGGATATGATCCTACACAGTTACCACCTGCTGTAGTTAGATTTAGAGGTGAATATTATCTTATTAATGGTCATCATCAATATGATGCACTTAATCAAAGAGGTCAAACTATTTGGATCTTTGATGTGTATGAGTGGAATGGTAAAGATGATTTTAATGTGTTCCAAAGTTTTTTAAAAGGACTTGGTAGAAAAATCAATTTATCTGGAACAGTACCTAAAAAAGATCAAACACCTAAAGATCTAAGTGAAGGTTATATTAAAGAAATTCAAGAGAATAAAGAACGTACTGGTATATCATTCTTAGAGTATGATATTAATGGTGTTGCTATACCATTGGATAAAGCATCTATAGAACGTGTTTTAGAGAGAGATGGTTTTACTTCTCGTTGGAGTCCAGACCACTCTTCAGGTAAAAAATCAGTTTATTCAAGAATTTTAAAACAATTATTAAATTGGGAAAATCATATTACAGTATCAAATATTAGAGCATTTGATGATACAAGAAAAAGAAAGATTGTTAAGGCTGGTAAGTTTACTGATAATGGTAGGAAAACAGCAGATGGATTTAAAGGTTATATTGTAAGTACTAATGATCCTAACTCAAATGGTATAAAAGGATTTACACAAATTATAGGTAGTAAAGAACCAGTTAGATTCTTAAGTTATTCAACAGAAACTGACAATGCTGCAAACATTATCAAGAATGAGGCATCATATCTTCAGAAAGCATATGATTTATATAAAGAATCTGTTGCATTTCATAATAAACTTGTGTTAAAATGTGAGAAGGAAGAAAGACACCAAACTAAAGTTATTCCTTATACTAAAGAACAATTTCTTTCTCAATTTGAGTGGTGGGCAGTATCACAATTGGATGATGAGGATGGTGAAGTAACACAAAGATGATTACTATTTTACAACAATCTGCTGAAGAAATGAATATGATAGACCAGTCATTTGATCTGGTCTATATGGATCCTCCCTTTGGTTTACAGAGGGATTTTTCTATGTTAGAAAATGATGGTAAGGAGAAGAGTTTCTCTGACCATTGGGATTCATTTGATGATTATATTGATTGGTATGCTAATATTATTACACTAGCATATAATAAACTCAATGATAATGGTTGGATATACTTACATAATAACTTCATAGGTAATGCTCTAGTTCTTTCTAAGTTAGACAGTAAGATTAGAGATTCATTCTATACAAATATATCATGGAAAAGATCTGGTCCGAAAAATAATATTAAGAATGGTTGGGGTAATATTGTTGATAGTATTATGGTATTACAGAAGGGTAAACCATACTTTAATGTACAATATACACCACTAGATCCCAAGTATGCAGAGAATAGTTTCAAGAATAAGGATGAGGTAGGTTTCTATGCACTAGCAAAGGTTACAGGTGAAAAGAGTAGACCATGTAAGAGATATGAGTATAAGGGATACAATCCTGACTATGGATTTCGTATGTCCATTGATAAACTAACTGCACTAGATGAACAAAACCTCTTACACTTTGGTAAGAATATGATCTATAAGAAGATATATTCACATGAGTCTAAAGGTGTTCCAATACAAAACTTCTGGGATGATGTGTATTTCATATCAAGAAGTGAAAAGAATAAGAGGAAATATCCCACCCAGAAACCCATAAAACTGCTTGAGAGGATCATTAAATCCTCTTGTCCTCCTAATGGATGGGTATTAGATCCTTTCTGTGGATCAGGCACAACTGCGATAGCATCTTTGAACCTTGATAGAAATTGTATCACAACTGACGTGAATCCTGACGCAATATCCATAGCACAGGGGTCAGTTGATGAACTGGTACAAGAGAGGTTTAATCCATTGCTAGATGCCTTATAATATATCTAATTCAATCAACTTTATGATGGAAACTATTATTGACCAGTATAATAAAGAAGTTGATGCACTTCCATCACGACATGCAGTTAGTGGTGGTGCTGCCAGATATGGTTCAGGGATGGTTTATGAGAATCTAACCAAGAGAATATGTGTTGGATTAGAACTAGATCCTAAAAAGAATGACTATAAGAAATCAAAGAAAACAAGATCAGGAAAGCAGTTAAAGAAACTTCAGGTAGATTGGCACGTATATAAAAATGGTTTGTTGAAATATCTAATTGAATGTAAAACTTATTTGGATGCTTGTTATCTTAAAAGATTTATTGATGATGCTCTTGATCTCAACTTATCTCCAGAAGTTCCTGATGATGTAAAGTTTGCTATACTCGCAGGTCAAAATGCCTGTGGAGTTACTTCATACGAATATAATCTTGAAAAATTCTTTGATTACACTGGAAAAGAAATAGAAGTATTCTTTCTTAATCCTCAACGTAAGAGAAACTCTAAACGAGGTATCTATAAAGCACAGTATAGAAGAGATTTTGATATTGACATGGTAGAGTATAATAGATTTGTGGATTGGTTACAGAAATGAACTTGTATAATGATGATATGTTTAACATACTGGGAAAAATTGAACCCCAGAGTGTTGATCTATTGCTAACAGATTTTCCTTATGGGACATTAAATAAGAAACGTAATGAGTGGGATAAGATAATAGATTATGATAAATTTTGGTATCATATTGATATAATATGCAAACCAAATGCTGCTATTGTGAGTACAGCAGCACAACCATTTACATCTGTATTAATATCAACTAACTATACTAATTTCAAGTATTGTTTAGTATGGGAGAAGTCAAAAGCAACTGGGTATCTCAATGCTAAAAAGCAACCAATGAGGGCACATGAGGATATTGTGGTATTCTATAAGAAGCAACCAACATATAAT